CTGAACCGATTGATAAGCGCACGAGACTGAACCTTGACGGCACTTGCGTACATGCCAGAGCTGTCACCAGCACCAGTCGTGTTGGCTGTCGCAACAATGTGGAAGTCCATGTGTGGGTGAACCACGCGACCGCCATCTTCCAACATACGCAAGGGCTGACCTTCGAGCACTGGCTGCATCACGTATGCAATGTCAGCACGTACTGCATCTATCTCGTCGAGCAACAACACGCATGGTTGCTGCATCGCCTTGGGCAAGATGCCATCCTTGAACTGTGTCACGGTGTTGCCATCCGCGTCAGTCATGACCGCCATCGAACCCACAAAGTCGGGGCGTTCAATCGCGCTGTCCATGTTGACGCGGATCATCATGTAGCCAGTGAAGGCACACACTTGAGCAATGAAGGTGGACTTGCCTGTACCAGTGTGACCTGTGAGCCAACTGTTCTCGCCGTTCTCCAATGCCCACAACACATCGTGCAGATTGTCCACGTTGAATATGTAGTCTTCGTCTTTGGCTGGCACCAAGGGATTGACGCCGCTCCATTCGTACGTGTTGATCTCGAAGTTAAGCAGCGGGTGTTGAAGGCCGAACACATCTTGAGCGTTCTTGCGTACAGGAGCACCGAACGGTATCTCACCCGACGCCTCGATAGCAGGAAGCGCAATCGCATCTGGCTTCTTACGCAGTGTCACCACCTCGTCGAGCAACGCTTGCAAGTCTTCCATCTCGCCGCCAGTAGCAGCACGAAGCAGCACGTTGGCAGCAGCAGCGATGTCGGGTTTCACATCGTACGCACCCGACACCTCAACCTCGGCCTCGTCACCTCCGTCTTCGACGGCCTCGACCTCCGCGCCACCTTCACGCGAGACGTATATCGTATCCAATTCGGGCGTCACATCTACGAACGGCCAGTTGACAATGCAATCGGGGTCGTTGTTCACAAACTCATTCGCGAAAAGTAGCAACGCCTCGTCATAGGATAAACTTTTCATGTTCATGTAGTTTATAAGCATCGCCAGTGACGGCACGTTCATGCGATCAAGTATCTGAGATTTGCTGACGCTTTTCATAGCGCGTGAGTTCGGATGGTCTCCGTTCACAAGCTCCGAATTGCCAGCACAGAGCACGATAGTTTCCCACTTTTCTTCGAAGTGATGGGTTTCACGTACGATATAATCACGCAGAATTTTCTGAGCATCGCGTGCATTGTTATCGTCGAGGATTGATTGAACATTAAGATAAGAGTTTGACATTTGATACCTCATGGTTGTCAGGTTGTAGTGTATCTGACACAACGTACGATGTGTCAAGTTTAATCTGCGGACAGCAGAAAACAGACCGCAGCGGAATGCTGCAATCTATAGCTCTAACCTCCTCGACTGATCTTCGATCAGTCGGTCGGGCGTACGTGTAGAGATTGATTAGTGGACTGTGCGCTTACGCATTTCCCAGATTGAGGAAATACCATCCTCGTCCGTGACGGGTACAACGATGATTGCGTTTCCGTCCTGCGACTTGGTGATTTCGTACAGACCTTCGACATCTTCATAGTCGTCGCTGGTCTCGTTGAACTCGCCAGTCACGATCATGTCGAATGGTTCTTTCTTGTTCGCTAGTACGAACAAGGCGGTGTATTCAGTAGCGTCAAACATTTCCAGGCTCGGGGCCAGGTCGTGTGTGATTGTGCGGGTGATCATGTCATACGCTGTTTCACTGTCGCACTTTCGTACGAACACGCATGAGCTGCCACCGTTGTCAGCGAATACGAATAATGCAGGCTTCATGTTGTTCTCCTTGGTTGCCTACATGCTACTCCGTGGCTGCGGGTGGTTCGTCCTTTCGTCTTCAATGTTCTGGCTGGACGCATTCCGAAGCGTCAGGGAACAGTCCTTGCAATTCCAAGAACTGATCGTCAGCAGCGCCTTGAGAATTGAACTCACGTTCGTACAGGATTTCGATTTGTCCTGTCTGCTCCAGACGAAGGTGCAACTCCACGTCCCAACTGTCTGCTTCCTCCATCGTGGGTGAAAGCGTATCACCAGACATGCCGAACATGCACAGCTCCAATTCCCATTCGATTGCTTTGGGTGCGTTCATTTGATGTCCTCCTCGTAACGAACTTCGCCGTACCTTTCGTATATGTATAGGTTGATACGGTCGGCTAAACGGGATGCGATACGGTCGCGCATCACTCGAATTTTCTTCATGCGTCCTCCTCCACTTCTTCAATATCTATATCGGCTTGTTGCAGGGTGCGCTTGTCGTAGAGCCAGATGTTGAACTCATCCAACGCTTCCTCCTCCGTCTCGACATCTTCGACCAGCATTTCAAGGGTGACGCTCACGTTGTACTTCATGCTACGTCCTCCTCTGCGGGTTCGAACTCGACTTCGACGCTGAAGTGAAAGCTCTCAACGCCCTCGTATCCCATGTCGATCAGCTTCTCGGCGATCATCTCACCAAGCCAAGCCATATCGCTCCACGAATAGCCTTCTAATGTGACGTGTTTCATGCTGTGTCCTCCTAGTATCTGTTACAGTTCATTTCGAATTCCATTTCCTCGCGTTGCTCTTTGTTCGCGGGGTCGTGAAATGCGAGAACCATTTCCGAAAAGTCGTCGAGTGTGAGCCTGCCTGACGCAATCATCATCCCGAACATTTGAAGCGGGATGCCCCGCACCTTGCAGAACTTATTGACCTGTCGTTTTGTTGGCTTTTTCATGCTGCGTCCTCCTTGTACTTCTGTTCTACGAAGTGCCATGTGTCGGGTGTCAACGTCTGCGAAAGCATACCAAACCCCGCCCATCCTTTGACCTCTCCACACGCTTCCATGATACGCGCAGAGTGCATTAGGTCTTCGGTTTCGATGTCGCTCAGTTGGCGAGCGCAAGTGATCTTCATGTGTTTCTCCTTGGGTTGTCATGCGTTCAGTCGCATGGGATGCGAGCGTCTCGACGCTCGACACCGATGCGGCTATGCTGCTTGCTCGACCACCTGTTGCTGCAAGCGGTCGTAAACGTCCCAGCGTTCTTCGCCTGTGAAGTCACTAATCACTCGGCAAAGCGCGAGAGCTGCGCAGTAGTATTTCTCGTGGTCTTCGTCTGTCTTTATGCGCCGCATGTAGAAGCGTGCTCGTGCCTCGATGATGCGGGTGTATTCTGCGATATGGTCTTTCATGCTGCGTCCTCCATGATGTGTTCGGTTACGATTGCGTACTGATGGCACATGCACTCTTCGATGCCGTACGAACGAGCCGCGTGGCCTTCGACCCACTGCATCTCGTCACTGAATGTGTCGGCTACGAATATGAGGCCGTAGTTGCTTTGGAACTGTGTGATCCATGCGGTGAACGCGGCGATGTTTTCCTCGTCCAACGCGGCCTCGTTGCCACGGGTAAGGGCGGCTTCCCAATGCGCGGGAAGGATGATCAAGATTGCGTGTTCGGTCATGTGTTAAACTCCTAATGCTGAGATGATGAATGGGAACGCGTGGTGTAGAACCACACATTCGCCTTCGGGTGAGCCGCAACCGCTGAACCACTCAATGAGCACGATTGCGAAGATGATTGAGTACGCGAACCCAAGCGCCGCTTCTTGCACGCGGGTCATGACGACGTACCAAAGCGCACGTAGTTGACTGCGTACGCGGCGTCGGCGTCACAGAACTCTTCGAGCATCTGCTCGCGGGCCTCGACGGCTTCGCGGATGCTGCGTACGTAAGCACCGATTGGCGACCAGTTATCGCAAGGATCGTCAACGTGCTTGGACGTTAGCGGGTGTTGTTGTGTAGACATATTGAGCATGGTGTTTCTCCTCTCATGCGGGTTAGCGTGCAGAGCGCACGAAAAAGCCGCCAACGCTTGCGCGAGGCGGCTCAGTTGATGTGCTCTGGGTGGTTCGCTTATGCGTTGCGGATGAACGCGATCAGGTGGCCAGCTTCGGCGGAAGCGCCTTTGCCTGCACCCACGAGGGTCGCGAGCGCCATGGCTGCGTCAACTGCGCTGACCGCTTCGGCGGCTACGGGCGCTTTGGCTTTCGCTTTGGCCTTCGGCTTCGCAGGCGTTACGGGACGCGCTGCGTTGACGGCTGACCAGTCGCCAGTCGCACGCGCCTTGACGCGCACCTTGTCGCCAGCGTCGATGTCCTTCAGCAGAGCTGCCCAACGCTTGCGCGAGGACACCTTGGCAGTGGCGGCTACGGCTGCGCGGATTTTCTTCTTCGCGGGTGCGCCTTGCGCCTCGACCCACGCGGCTGCGGCGGTTTTGGCTGAAAATGCTGGGGCTTTCGCGGGTGTGTTTGCTGCTGTTTTTGTCATGTGATTTCTCCTTTTGCGTTACACATGTGACTGCGCTCAGTACCGACCGAGCACAGGCCATCCTCCAATCTGAGCTGGCACCCTTTGATGTTCCTCAAAGATTTATCTTTGGTCGCGCCCACGCAGGACGACGAGCGTTACGCAAATGAGTAACGTGCCTGTATGGTTAATTTTCATCCGCGAAAGGAGCGAAACTGGGAACTTTCGCGTTACGAAAAACACCCCAAAATCCCCTACGAGGGGAGCGAAAACACAGCAAAATCAACGCAATGCGCATCGCATGTGACAATAGTGAGCCAAAAACAGTACGAAAGGGGGGGCCACCCCCCATCCCGCCGTCGCCGCGCCGCGAATTGCCATTGCGAGACCCCCGAGAAATCTGAGCAAAATTGAAAACGTCTGGAAATGATCAATGTCACGCAAAAAACTTATACAAACTGGCGATAAGCTAACGCCACTTCAAGTCGCCAACATGCGAGCGGGCCTATACCGCCGAGTAGAGGCACAGATTGACGAGGCCCACGACGTAGTGATGGGCAAACAGGAGTGGAACCCCACCCAAGCGCGGGTATTCACGGCTATGTTGAACAAAGTTGTACCTGACCTCACCGCCCAATTCGTTCAGCACGAGCACAACATACAGGAAGCGCCCGAGAAGATGTCTCGTGAGCAGCTTGAGGCGATTGCCATGGGTGTGAACAACATAATAGACGCTGAAACCGTAGAGACTGAGGAATGAGTATCTCGGCGCAGGAAGCCGCCAAGCATCTTCTCAAACTCAAGACCGCAGAAGACAGCTTTCTAGGCTGGGTACGCCTACAGTTCCCCGATTGGACGCTACCACAGTTCCACCTCGACATGATCGAGGCTCTCGACAAGCTAGAGCGCAACACCCTTACGTCTCACCACGGCAAATCGGCCTCCGAGCGGGCGAATACGGAAGAAGTACCCGTACGAAACCTACTGATCACGATGCCACCACGCCACGGCAAGTCTACGTACGGCTCTGTTATCTTCCCTGCCTACTTCATGGCGCGAAAGCCCAACCGTTTCCTCATGTCCACCTCGTACAACAGCCAACTGGCAACCGATTTCGGTCGCCAAGTACGTGATTTAGTCAATGAGCCGCTTACATCCCAAGCGTTCCCCGACTTCGAGATGTCTCAGGACAGCCGAGCCGTAGACCAGTGGCGTACAACTGGCGGTGGAGCCGCGTACTTCATCGGTGTGGGCGGTACAACGTCTGGTCGCGCAGCGAACCTTCTCCTTTTCGATGATCCACTAAAGTCCAGAGAGGAAGCCGAGAGTGCTACGCAACGGAACAAGGTCTGGAATTATTATATATCCGCTCTCAGCACGCGTCTCCAACCAGACGTTGACGGTGTTCCCCCCGCCCAAATCATCATCCTTACCCGATGGCACCCTGACGACCTCGCAGGGCGACTTATGCAAACTGATGACTGGCATGAGGGCCGCTGGCTTCATATCAACTTCCCTGCTGTCGAGGAGCGACCAATTCAAGGAGACGCTGGTAAAATTTCCCGCTCCAATCTACCAAGCGACGACCCTCAGTACCTCGCCCCAGGCGAAGCCAGCAAGCTCGGTAAAGCAAAAAGATATATACGCAAGACTGAGAAGAGAGCCTTGTGGCCCGAACGATTTTCCCTCGAAGATCTGGAACGTCGTCAAAGATTAAACCCGCGAGAGTTCGCATCTCTCTACCAACAAACTCCGTATATCCAGGGCGGCAACATGATCCGCTCACATTGGTGGCGTACGTACCCTGCTGACATGAAGCCAGAGAAGTTCAACTCTCTCATCATCGCAGCCGACACTGCGTTCAAGGCCAAGCAGACGAGCGATTACTCTGTCATGATGACCATGGGCCTCGATACGAACGGCGACATCTACATCGTTGACGTTCACCGAGAGCGGTACGAGTTCCCTGACCTCAAGCGCAACATGATCATGCTTAACAACCAGTGGCGCGGTCGCGGCTTGCGTGGCATCTACATCGAGGACAAGGCCAGCGGTCAGTCCCTGCTGCAAGAGCTGAAGCGAGAAAGCGGTATTTCCGTGATCCCGTACAAAATATCCAGCGACAAAGTTTCCCGCCTGTCGGCGGTACTGCCTCTAATTGAGGGTGGCCGTGTGTTCATCCCCAGTGCTGCGCCGTGGTTAGACGCCTTCCACGACGAGATGCAAACCTTCCCCGCTGGTACTCACGACGACATCGTAGATGCCATGACCATTGGCCTAGACGTTCTCGCTCGCACCCCTGCAACGGGTGAATATTACGCACCTCCATCGTTCGCGCTTCCCAAGTCGAGCGACAGTTTATGGAACCAGAAGTCCGACCTAAACAATCTCAGCTCCGCGTGGCGTGGCTGGGGTGAATAAGGACGACCGAGGTACAATTATAGGAGTAAATGTTTTCTTATGGCACTGACTAATACAAATTACCGTGCGGACTTCGTACCTGAAAGCGATGGCATCATCGTTGACCTGTCCGATCACGCCAATGCTCTCATGGCATACGAGGATATTTCCTCGATGCTTACTGATGAACAGGAACAGCGCATAGTTGATTATGCTCGTTCTGCTATGCAGATGTCATACGACCGCATTTCACGTCGGTACGATCACTGGACGCAGGCGGATCGCGCACATGATGTGTACGTAGATCCTCACGCGACACAGTTTCGTGAGAAGGCGGTCATTGCAGACACACGCGCTATTGCGGATACTGTGCTTACGTACCTGATGTCGGCTCTCACGGGTCGGAACCCTATGTTCCAGTTGGAGGGCTTGAACCGTAAGTCTCGGAAGGGGTCTCAGATTATTGAGCGCCTACTTCATCAGCAGATGCGCCGAACAGCAGGAGAGGCTCGCCTTGCCCAACATCTTCTTGACAGCATTCGGTACGGATACGCACCCACGAAAGTTACGTGGGATGCTTCCTCACGAACAAACCAAATCACCAACTTCGACCCGCGCCGCGTATTCCACGACCCCCGCGTTCAGTGGGGAGATTGGGAGCGGATGCAGTACATCATCTTTTCTGACTTCTCTTCTTATGACGCACTCATGCAGACAGGCATGTATCCCAAGCTCAAGAAGTACCCCTCCTTACGCAACCGGCTCACGCCTCCGGCTGGTGGGTGGGACGGACACCGCTGGCACAAAGAAGCGGGACGAGGACTAAGTATTGATCCTGCCGAGCGCAACCGTCGTGAGAGTGGCGGTACATTCTTCGCCCTCGGAGACAGTCGTGTAGTTGATGAGATGTGGGTTCGTCTTGCTGGCTACGAAATCGGCGTACCTCAGATCGAACAGTTGTGGATGTGCATCACAATTCTCGATGAGAACGTGGTTATCCGTTGTCAACTCAACCCATACGGCAGGCAGTTCCCTGTCGTGATAGGCGGTCTGTACCACGACGCACACAAAACGTACTCGCAGTCGTTGTATGATCTACTTCTTCCTCTGCACGACGTAGCGACATGGCTTCTTAGGTCACGTATCGACAACGTACAGGCCGCTTTGACCAACTTAATGTTCGTAGATCCCACGCAAATTGCGATTGGAGACCTAATTGACCGCAATCCACACGGCATTGTGCGTACATTACCTGGGGTAAAGCCAGGTGAGGGCGTCTTTATCAGCCAGATCCCTGACGTAACTAGGGGTCATTGGAACGATATTGAGGCGATGTCGGGTCTGAAGCAGCGTGTATCTGCTGCATCTGATGCGCAGCAGGGTATGCCTACGGCAGACGGCATTCGTACAGCCACAGAGATCCAACGTCTTACGCAATTAGGCTCACAACGTCTCGGCGTACTTTCTCGTACGATCTCGGCCACCTCCATACGCCCTATGGTTCGTATGATGGTTGCCAACGTACAGGACTTCTTCGCTCCCGAAAGCTCCATCCGCATATCTGACAGTGATAGTGCGGGCAATGTGGCTGACATGGTGAAGGACGGATACCTCGACTTCAAACTTCAAGACATCCAGGGCGACATTGAGTACCTCGTCGTAGACGGTACGCTCCCCTTGGAGCCAACCCGCAACGCTGAGACATGGATCACGATGCTTCGTACTCTCAACGAGACTGGCATGGCGATGGAGTACAACAGCGGTAAGATCGTTGAGGAAGCCATCCGCTCCATGGGCGTCTCTGACCTTGACCAGTTCAAGATCAACAAAGAGCAGCAGGCTCAAGGCCCAACCCCATCACAACAGATGTTGATGATGGAGAAAGCTCGCGGCGCGAACGTACAGTCCCAAGAAGACATCGAGCGTCAAGTTGAGAAGGGCAACCTAGTACCAATGAAAGAGGCTCCGAAGCAATGACGAACCCTGTAAACAGCAAGCACTGGGCATCACAGGTGGACGCGGTAACTCGCGAGTACATCGACGCCCGTATCCACGAAGAATTAAAACCTATGAGGGACGACATAGCGGCCCTTCGTGTTGCAATATTGGCAACTAGAGAAAGCCTACAGCGCGATATGGGCAATGTAGCGGGTCGGATGTCGAACACTGAAGAACTGCTTGAAATGTCGTCAAGCCGCGCAGCGAAATTGGCCAGTATCGCGAAACAGATGGACGAGGAAAGCTAATGGCACGCACGCGCGTCCCTTCAGAACAGCTAAACTTCCGCTCGCAGAACACGGGC